AGCTTTGGCGGAACAACTACCCCGGCGCTGGCACAGGTTAATGATTTAGCACTTCTCATTGGTGGAGGTGCTAGTACGACAGCGAGTTACACTCCGATAACCAATTGGAGCAACCTAGCTTATAGCGGAGTACAAACCGTCGGAGCGGCGTTGGATACTCTGTCCAATGTAAATCTCATTACGAAGCCTGGGCTCTTTTTTGCAAATGGCGGTTTCGTTGGTGGCGGCACTATGGGCTGCGTCGCTGCGCTGTTCAAGGGGAACTAGATGACCGTATCAACAACCCTTAACAAAATTACCTATCAGGGTAATAACACAGCAACTGCGTTCAGCTTCCCGTTTGCAATGCCTGGAGGGCTCACACCTACACAAGGCTCGGCATTTCTTGTAGTCACCTATATTAATACGTCTGGCGTTTCTAGTACGATTGTTTTTGGCTCTGGTAACCAACAGTATCAGCTTTCACTTAATGCTCCAATATCCCCTAATCCTACTGGAATTGGTGGTATTGTTACGTTTGCCCCTGGAGGTTCTCCCATTCCAGTTGGATCGACTATAACGATCCAGCGGATACTTCCAGCCACGCAGTTGACGAGCCTTCCACCGCAAAGCACTCTTTGGCAGACTGTGATTGAACAGGCTCTTGATTACATTACTATGCTGGATCAGCAAATTGGTGCTCTTACGGCGGCCGTGATTCAGGCCCCGGCAACTGATCCAGCTGGTTTAAACTATACCTTGCCTAATGTCGCGGCCCGCGCACTTCAGTTCCTCGCATTCGACGGTAATGGGAATGTTATAGCTGCCTCTTCGCCAGGGGTGGTACCAATCTCTTCGGCAATGCAGCCAGTTGTTTCGGCGACAACGCTTGCACTGGCTCGTACAGCTCTTGGTCTGGGGGCTATGGCTGTCGAGGGAATTGGCGCGGGTCTGCAAGATGACGGCGCTGGCAACGCCAGAGTTATGTTCACTATCAACAAACTTAATCTTTCGGCGACTCTTACCTCAGCTAATTATCTCCAGAGAATTAAAGCGACTGGTCCAATTACTCTAACGATGAATAGGGCGAATACTTATTTTGCTGGCTTTGGGTTCTTTCTCGAGGTGCTGCCGCAGAGCACTGGTCCAGTCACTATGGCTATTAATGCCTCGGACCAAATTGAGAATGGAGCTAGTGGCGCGGGCACAACATTCAGGCCCGGAACCTCAGTTCTTATTTCAACGGATGCTGCAAGTAGTGGAACTTGGTACACTGAGATTATTCCCGGTAATACAGTTTCGGCCTCGCCTGTTGGATCCTATGCAGGTGGGTTAGCAATTACTGTCACCGGTAATACGACTGCGACTGCGACTGTTGGTCAAGTCACAGTCTCTGACGGTAATAACTTTTACAATACTACACCATCTGGAGGCATTAATACTGCAACGGTGGGTGCTGGAGGCCTCGACGTTGGAGTGCTGGCCACTAATACATTCTATAATGTGTGGGTGATCTATAATCCAGCCTCAGTTACTTCTACCTGGATAATGTCACTTGCTAGTACGTTCGCGGCACTGAAACCTAATCTGCCGACAGGCTATACGTCGGCCGCGCTTTTAGGCGTTCTTAAGACCGCGCCAGCCTCGACCAACCTGATGGGTACTAAGCAATTTGGTAGGAAGATTGAGTATCAACCTGGAGTTGGGGCTACTGTATCTTTGCCAAACCCAATAAGTGGTAGTTCTGGTAGTATCTCGGTTCCTACTTGGACTTCAGTGTCGTTAACTGGAATAGTGCCTACAAATGCGATTTCCTACGATCTGATTCTATCTTATCAGACCACTGCTGGTGTGACGGCTTGTATGGCGGCGCCGAGTAGCGCCTATGGACAGATCGCCTCGGCAACTAATCCACCACCATTATCGCTGAGCGGCTTCCAAACAGCTGGGGCTGGAATTAACAGTAACAGTCCAGAGACAGTTATAGGAACGTTCTTAGGCGCTGGCCCAGCATTCTATGCCAGCAGCGGTCAAGGTGGTATCTTTATCAAGGGCTTCGATCTAAACCTGTGAGGTAGCTATGCCCAGTTCAACACCTAAGATGGCCCATACAATGGCCGGGGCTGCCCATAACCCAAAATTCGCTGCGAAGATGGGCATCCCTCAGAGTGTCGCTAAAGAGTTTAATCAAGCCGATGCTAAAACAGGAATTCTCCGTAAGAAGCGGAAGAGGAATTCGGCTGGACTCCAGCGCCGCGATGGCGCCAACCCACAGGATAACTAATGGCTGATAATGAAGAAGTTCTTAAGACGCTGAAAGAGATGCGGCGCGAGCTTTCCACTATGCGCGAGCTTATGGGGCAAGTGATTTTTTACGTGCGAGAGGCTGAGAGCGAAATCCCTGAGAAGATGCGTCGCTTTATAACCTATATGCATGATATCCATGATGTCTCGATTATGTATGAGACTCGAGGCTCGCCAATTCCACCGCACGTTCTGAGAGAGATGGAACGCTGTGATGACCGCTACCGCCAGATGCTGAAAGAGCTGCATGGCGAAGGAGAGGCTTTTGCTAAGGTTCGGGCTAAAATGGCCGAGGACCCTGAGAACCGGTTCGATCACACTAGGCAACTATCATTTAGAGGAGTAAAACGTGAAACAGGGTAGAGCTGATCGCGACGTTCGTGAGAGTGTTAAAGTGGAGCCGAGGGCCCGCGCCATCAACCCTGGTGGCGTGGATGCAATGGGCCAGAAGTTCTGGCACGACAACCTTAAAACTCCATTAAGAGATGGTCCAGGTTATAACGCCCCGCCAAGAACTACGGACGCTCGTCCTGGGCCTGGGAGCGGCCGCACCATTCATCCCTCTGGCTCACAAGGAAAACGCTGATGAACATTGACTGGGAAACTATCATCAAGATACTTCAGTTGCTTGAGAGCTTAGTAGGTCATTCCCCCGCAAAAGTAGGTGCTCTGCAGACCGCGGCTCTTGAAGAACTTCAGAAGCAGAACGATGAAGTCCAGAAGCAGCTGGACGAAGCAGCTGCGAAGAAAAAGGCTGAAGACGAGAAGAAGGCGGCTGCCGAGGCTAAAAAGGTCGCCGATGAGAAGGCCGCTGAAGAGAAAGCACAGGCGAAAGGAAAAGTCAATGCCTAGAGATATTCTGAGCGAATACGGTAATGACTCTGGAGCCGGGAATGCTCCAACAGCCAAAAGTGGTGGGATTACTAGCGCCCGCGATGTAATGGGCTATAGTCCACCGAAAGGGCCCTCTAACATTATGGACCCGAAAAGTCCCGGTATTCATGGTGCAAACCTCGGAAACTGTGGGACGCAAGGACCCTCTGCCTCGCGTGGTCAGGGCGCTAGTGGATCGCCAGGGCTTGGCGGTACGAATAAGGGTAATACTGCTGGAACACAAAGATGACCTCTGAGACTGACGTAGCAAATCGCGCTCTGAGTGCGATTGGCACTCGGTCTACCATTGCGAGCCTCCAGGAGAATTCCAACGAGGCTCGTCAATGCTCCCTCTTCATAGAGGAAATTCGTGATGAGGTTATGAGGCTCGCGCCTTGGAACTGCGGCACCAACTTTCAAAACATGACGCTGGTGTGCGCGGCTCCAGGGACTCCCGAAAACCCTAGTGCAGGAATGCTCCAATGGGAGAAAGGTATACCCCCGCCTCCATGGGCATACGAGTACCTATATCCCTCGGACTGTTTAAGGCCACTTTTCATCGTACCCCAGTTTACTACTGGGTTCAATGCAGGAGTGCCGATTACCACTGCGGTTACTGGAGGAGCCCCGTCATTTTGGAATGGCCCGCCGGTGAGGTTCAAAGTCGGGATAGATCAACTGGTCAATGGTGTGCCAGCAACTGGTGGTGCTGATGTCAGGGTAATCTACACCAATCAGGAGTTTGCTATCCTCTGTTACATCAAGAGGGTAGTTGATCCTGGAGTAATGGACGATAACTTTGTTCAGGCTTGGGTTGCAGCTTTGGCAGGAAGGCTGGCGATTCCACTTACTGGCGACAGGAGCCTTGCGAATCAGAAGGTGACTGAGGCTAACCAGTACATTAACCTTGCTCGAACTGTGGATGGTAACGAGGGTCTTACTATCAATGATGTGACCCCGGACTTCATCAGGGTGCGCGGCCTGGCATATCCGGGATGGGAGTATTCTCCCAATATCATCTTTGACTGGGGACCTACGTTGTCAATGTACTAAATGAGTGACAATGTTATTCAGACCTCGTTTGCGGCCGGAGAGCTTGCGCCAAGTATATTCGCAAGAACAGACCTCGCGGCCTACAAGGCAGGGCTGGCACTCTGCCGAAATTTCTTTGTAGACTATCGAAGTGGCGTTAGCACGAGAACTGGAACCGAGTTCATTATCCAGGCCCTTAAAAGTGCTACTCCTGTCAGGGTTATTCCATTCCAATTCTCAGTCTCTAGTACTTACGTGCTGGAGTTCGGCGATCATTACATAAGATTTGTGACTAATGGAGCTTCAGTTCTCGAGTCTCCATTTAACATCACCAATATAACTTCGTCTAATCCAGGCGTCGTAATGGCCGCTGGTCATAACTTCAATAGTGGTGATTGGGTATTTGTGTC